TTACAACACGCCTCCTAATTCCATTACATAGTCGCTACTTGCCCAATGGAACTCAATACCTTGCGATGCCACATTTAAGTTAATTGACCCTGCAAAACCAGTGCCTGTGACACCTTGCCAAAATTTAGTAGTAGTCAAACCACCACCCCAGTTAGCGTTATCCCATGTACTTTGATCCCAAATACCCGTATTGATAATTAATGGGTTGAAAGCTATCTGATTGGTTAATGGAGTTGTGTCAAAATCCGTGCTAATACCGCACAAAACCGTTGGTAAGCCGTTATCTGTCTGTAGGATAGGGCGAACTAAGGTAAATCGTTTTAATTGCCCACGGGTGTCGAAATAACTATATGCTTGTTGTGCAGTTGCAACAATATTGTTACCAGCATCGGATGTGGCATCATAAAAATCACCTACAAATCCGTTAGAGCCAAAATACATTTTGTTGTTGCCTGATGCCTCCCAACAAATAGCATTAACTCCTGTAAATCTTGCCCAAGACTTTGTAATGGTGTGCATTACATATTGTTCCTTACCACTGCTTGTAGGCACATTGATAATTAACATGTTTTCACTAGCAAAATGCATAATCTGCCAGCCAAATAAGCTGTAAAAAGAAGTCGCTGCCTGTGAAATAGCAAAGTAAATCTTATCGGTTAAGTTAATTCGTGGGTCAAGGCGAGATGATTGCAAAGCGGCAGACATTGGGACAAGGCCATCTTGCGTAAGTAATAATAGATCACCGCCATACTTAAAGAAGCATCTACGAGCAAAGGTTTGACCCATCTGCCATACGCCTACTAAACTCCAAGCACTTGCATCGCTAGGATTAGTTCCTTTATAAACAATGACTTCACCCATGCTAGTAACAAAAGCAGATAAATCATCAACGCCATAACCAGCGTCTAAAGTCCATGTTCCCATGGCTTGTAAAAAGCCACCTGATCTAGCAATTGATCCCAATGGGAATTCTGATGCCGTGCCACCAATAGATTCAACATTCAAATACCAAAAACTTAAACTGTTTTTCTCTACAAAGAACAATCTATCTTGGCACATATTGATGTTTACGAATTGTCTTGAGCTTATGCCATCAATGCCAATTACTGTATATACAATAGTCCCCGTTGCACTTCCCGTTGGAGTGCCTGTCATTGTGTAGCTATAGGTCGTAGGGCTTAATACTGTAATTACAAAAACACCGTTATATAAGTTGGCATCAGCACCAGTAGCACCTGAAATAGTTACCCTGTTGCCTGTTGCTAAACCATGAGCCGTAGCGGTAGTAATTGTGGCTACACTACCTACATTAGTGTCTGAGCTAACAGTTGAGGCAGTTGTTGTATCTGCCATCTTAAACCAACGAGTGCCGTCATAAATAATCGCTGGGTCTACTCCATTGACCGCCATTAAAAAGTGTCCACCTGCAGTAGAAATCATGCAATGTTGAAACTGGCTATTAGTTAAACCCGTGAATACAGAAGTTGCAGTAGGAGTTGAAGCGTTGTAGATAACCCCGTTAGCAATAGCAAAAAGTGTGTTTGTTCCGTCTACATTGGCATAATTCATCAATGTTTCAACATTGCCAACAATACCTACAGACGCCTTTGAATAACCTTTTCTTAACTGCACATCAGTTGGCGTAGGGTAGAAATTAACTAAAGAAACCGCATCCAAGGGTTGCATTTCAGCTAATGAATCTCTAGCGTTCCAACCACCAATAGGGGAAGCTAAGGATGTTGTTCTAGCAGTAAATCTTTTGGGCACTGACATGATTAACTTCCGTATCCTGTATCGGGCAGATTTGCCCAACCGATAAGCACTGCACTTGGGCTAGGAGCAAAGGATAATGTGGCTGATCCCTTATCGTTAGCTTTAGCAACATTCAAATAACGGTTGTAATCAAGTTGTAATGAAGTGGTATCAAACGACTTAATTTGGAAGTATTTAAGTTTTGTTAATAATACGATGATTGAATCATCTAAAACTGTTGTATCAGTATCGGCAGTAAAGCTGTTCTTAACTTGGTTTGTAGCACTTCTTACAAAGCCTTTAGAACGGTATTCAAATCCTAAATACTCTTGAGTGTTGTATGGTGGCCAAATCTGAAACTCATTACCTAAGATTCTCCAACGAACTCGTGGGCCTGTTGAGATATAACCTGATTTGAGCCATTGCCATTGTTGTGCATCGACTGGCCCTAACATCTGCCAGTGCTTAGTCTTATCCCAATGGGTATTATCTGTAACTGTTTCGTAGTCAGGGGGTAACGGATACTTGGTCTTGCTAAAAGTAACCGTACCGCCACTACTTGATGAAGAAGCTAACTGAGTAGTTGTTACAGTCGATCCCACTACATTATTAACATAGGTGTCTTGAGGAATTGCTGTGCCAACGATTGAGTAGGTGTCATCCAAACCTGTGGTATTCGCAACATTTAACAAGTCGTAAGTGTTTTGAATGGTGTCACAGGTTGTGGTTATTGCAGTTGTATAAAAGCGATACTCTAGCTCCAATGCTTGCCAGTTATGCTCTTTAATTAGGTCATACCCTGCACGGTTCATTAACGCAAGAATCTGTTGCACATCTTGGCTAGTGTTACCTGCTACATAAGTAGGTACGGCTAAGTTAAGTTCGCTGGTGACTTGTTGTACAAGTTCAAGCATTGTCGCTGACATATTAGGCTTCCTCTGTGGCTACCGCTTTAGGTTTACGGGGTTTTTTTTCACCAACAGCGGCAAGTATAGTAGCCATTTGATCTTGCATTAAGGCTAACTTCGCTTCTGTTTCTGCTTTCATTTTAGCATTTTCTAAGTCTTTTTTGGCAAGTTCTTCTTTCAATGCGTTAATTTCTTGTTCACGCTTATCAGTTTCTGCCGATGTTGTTGCTAGATTTAAAAATGCCTTTGCCTTGTCACGGAACGCATAAGGTGACATACCTGCCGCCATGCCCATCCGTTGAACTTGTTGATCTGAAGCGTGTGCAATAGATTCTATTGTGTGGAACTTCATAGCCCGTAATTCTTCAGCTTGGCTTTTTGATACTAATGGCCATTCTGATACAGGTGTTCCAACCACTTCTTCATCGTTCGCCCCTACTCGGTTCATGTAGTTAGCCCATTGGATAGGGAAGCGTTGCTTATGACTGTTTAGAGCATAAGTGTCGATTTCTGTAAGTGTATCGCCAGCAACACAAATATGTACAAAATCAAACTCTTTGTAAATAGGTCTGCCAGCCTCTAATGATTCTTGCTCTTGATGTACGGGTTTCTTGTAAAAGCGTACTTGTAAGCGTGAATCCGCTCCTTGCTCGTCTGAAGGTAAAGCCATTTTTAAATCTCCTAAAGTGGTTTAGGTTGGTTAAAAGAAAAAAGGAGTTAGCCTTTTAAGCTAACCCCTCGTTTTTACTACATTTTAGCGTTTTAAGCTAATCAAACGCTCGCCTTGCCAAACCAAGCGTAATTGCCTGCTACAAGAGCTACCGCTGGAGATGTGTAAGCACCACCAGTTGCAGTTGCATCAAAAGTAGCTGGGTCGATAGAGCAAACTGCTGTAGAAGCTGTAATTGAACCTGCAACTTTAGCCAATACATACAATTTACCGTCTGAACCAAACACTTCCAAACCTAGAGGGCCATTGGCTGGAACGCCAGTGCCTGCTGAGTTTGCATTAACAGCAACGATGCTAGTTAGGTCAATCCCTGATAGGGGGGTTACTGAATAAGCCATGATAATTTCCTTTTCTATTAGTTAAGTTGTCAGATTAAGAACCTGTCAACACGCCTTGTAACTGGCTGTTTGAACAAGTCAAGTTACCAGCCCAACCGTATAACTTAACGATTGCATCTTGGTTAATTGACTGACGCTCACCACCGATAGGTACGAAATTACGCTCTTTGTGTGGGCGGAAGAAGATGTAGTTAGTATTCAAAAGATACATATACAATGCGTTCTCTTGAGCACCAACACCACCACCTAATACCACATCAGCTGACATACCACCACCGTAGAACTTCAATGATGCAAAGCCAGCAGCACCTTCTTCTACACCAGCGATACGCTGAATAGCTTGTAGTGATGCAACATAGCGTTGATACAAAGTGTTACCAGCAATAATAAGGTCA